AGATCCTGTGCTTGGTATAGGCTTTCACAGAGAACGAATGACAATGCAGGTATTTGTTGTTGGTGCTGCAAACAAGGGAACTTCCGAAGTTATAAATCGTGCTGAATTAATCAGAGCACATTTTGCAAAAGGTTTAGTACTAAATGAAGGTAGTGTAAAAATACACGTATTAAGAACACCGCAAATTGCTGGCAATACGGTTGTATCTGAAAGAGTGATTTGTCCTGTACTAATTGAATTGGTGGCAGAGGTATACTCTTGATAATCAAGGTTGCTGAACCTAAATCAGTACATTTGCAAATGTTGATAATTTAAATTAAGGAAAATAATATGCCAATCTCCAAAGGTACAGCCAAACAAGTTGGTTACAAAAAGGAAACTACATGGGGTGTTTTAGCAGGTAATACATCTGGTAAACTACTTCGCAGAGTTACTGCTAGTTTTAACCTAGCAAAAGAAGCTTATGAATCAGGTGAAATTCGTACTGATCGTCAAGTTTCTGATTTCCGTCATGGTGTGCGTTCTGCCGAAGGTAGCTTAAACGGTGAACTATCCGCAGCTTCTTATGCTGATTTCATGGGTTCTGTTGTAGGTAAAGATTTTGCTGCAGTTACCTTGGGTTCTGCTACAAGCTGTACAGTTACTGTTTCAGGTACAACTTATACAATCATTCGTTCAGCGGGTTCTTGGATTACTGATGGTGTCAAAGTTGGTATGGTAGTTCGTGCTGCTGGTTTGACAACTGTTGCTGATAACGCACGAAATCTACTTGTTGCAAGCATCACCGCTACTAACTTAGTCGTTGTACCATTGAATGGTGTAGCACTAACTGCTCAAGGTACTGGTACAAGCGTAACCTTAACTGCTCCCGGTAAACAAACATTCGTTCCAGCTACAGGTCATACTGATGATTCTTATACTGTAGAAGAGTTCTATTCTGATATCGCTCAGTCAGAAGTTTACACTGGTATGAAAGTTAACAACATTGCTGTTCAACTTCCCGCAACTGGTCTAAGCACTATTGATATCGGTTTTGCTGGTAAAGACCTTGCTCAAAATGGTACATCACAATACTTCACTTCACCAACTGCTCAAGGTAACAACGGTATCTTTGCTGCTGTAAACGGTGTAATGCTAGTCGATGGCGCTCCTGTAGCTTTGGTTACTTCTGCTGATTTCGCAATCGAAAGAGCAACTGAGAATGCAAGCGTAGTTGGTTCCAACTCTGTTGCTGACATTTTCACTGGTCGTATTCGTGTTACTGGTAACTTGAGTGTTTACTTCCAAGATGCAGCTTTCAGAGATTACTTTGATGACGAAACTCCTGTTAGTATTGTATTAACAATGACTGCTGATAGTTCTGCTACTTCTAACTTCATTGCCTTTACTTTACCAAAAGTTAAACTAGGTAGCTTCTCTAAAGATGACGGTGAACTAGGTATTGTTGCATCTTCTAGCTTCCAAGCTCTATTGAATGATGTTACTACTGCAGGTCTACCTGCTACTACAATTCAGATTCAAGATTCTGCTGCTTAATCGCTAAGACTCACTTGAGAATATAACCCTTCGGTCAAAAGCCGAGGGGTTTTTTCTTTATTACAACCTCTTGATTTATCCTAAAAAATATGCTATAATCAGTACTTCATTAACAATAGAAAGGAACTATTATGACATTTGATTTGGCAAAACATAATTACACAGAGATTGCAGAAGCTGGTTTTGAATTTGAACTAAAGCTTCCCGGTACAGGAGAAGGTACTGGAGTATTTATTACAGTACGTGGTGATCAATCCAAGACAGTAAAAGCATTCGGTCGCAAGAAGTACAGTGAATTTAAACTACGTGAACAGCAAGCTAAACGCCGTGGTAAAGACGTAGATGACATGACACTAGAGGAAGCTGAAGAACTAAGTATTGAATCAGCTATTGTGCGAGTTATCGGTTGGAAGAACATTACTGAAAATGGTAAAGAAGTACCTTTTACAAAAGAAAATGCAGAACGCATCTTCAAAGAATATTCTTGGATTAAAGACCAAGTGGTGGAGGAAGCGGGTCAACTGCTAAACTTTCGATCAGAGTGAACTAGATGATGCTATAACTTTTGCTAAACAAGAGTTTGAGCTTGGTAGAAAGTCCGGTAATTCAGGTAGTCTTCGTGATCAGTTAAATTCCGTATGGAGACAAACTGGTGTAAAGCCCAAAGAGCTAGAAGAACTTAAAGAGTTACCTCAGAGTTGCAACCAAGTTTGGAAATGGTTCATTGATCTTAATAACTCCAGATCATCAAATGGTTTTGGAGTTAACCCAATATCATATTCAGATATCAAATCCTATCTTGATCTAATACATATAGAGATTGAAGAATGGGAACTTGAATTACTCAAACGTTTCGATATGGAAGCGTTGAACTCTTACGCAAAAGAAGCAGAACTAGAACGCAAGAAAGCTTCTAAGAAATAAATAGTAGCCTTCTAACGAGGGCTTCTATGTGTACGAATTGGTGTAGTTTATACACATAGGAATTTACATCCACAACAGGAGAAAATGCTATGGATTTAGCAGAATTAAAGTTCGTAGTTGATACGACACAATTAAAACAAGCAGCTAAGGAAGTGGAAGCACTTGGTGTAGCTGTCAGTAAAGTCAATAAGCCTGTAACTAAGGCTGCAATGGATACTGAAAAGTTAGCTAAGGCTCAAGCTGAAGTTGCAGAAAAAACTGCCAAAGCTGCTCTGGCTCAACACAAATTAGAACAAGCACAAACCAAATCAAATGATAGCACTGGTAAGTCAATCTCAGTATTGGAACGTCAGACTCTTATCACTAGATATATGGCTGAAGGTAATTCCAAAGGTCAAGCTTCTCTCTTAGCTACAGCTAAAGCCGCTGGTGCTTTAGATGAAGAAATGGAAAAGTTAGAAAAAACTCTAAAAACTCAACGTAGTTTAATAGGTGGTGATCCATTTGACAAGAGTATCGGTTTGATGCAAAAACTTAGCAATGAAACTAAGATTGTCAATGAAGTTAATAATCTATTTAATAGAGGTTTGAATTTAACTGAAAAGCAAATGGTTGATCTTGCTCGTGAACATGAGCGTCTAATTGCCTTATATAATTTTGAAGGTAAAAGCTTAGATGGTCTTGCTGCTGAGTATGATCAGATTGTGCAAAAGAGTGTACAAATAAACCAAGCTAACGATGCTCGTACTAACAGTATGAAAGCACAGGTTAAAACACAAAATGACGCAGCTAAAGCTAATGAGTACATTGCTAAGGAAATGGAAAGAGTCAATCGCTTAACTGCATCCAATGGTGATCTAACTAGTGCAACTAATAATAAGTTAATTAAGTTTGAACAATCATTAAAAGCATCCGGTAGAAGTGCTGCTGAAGTAACTACCAAACTCAATGCATATAAAGCTGCTCTAATGGCTACTCAAAAAGCTGCAGGTAATCGTCAGATTGATTATCTCTCAAGAGCACTAGGTCCACAGATTACCGATATTGCAGTTGGTTTAGCTACAGGTCAAGCACCTTTAACTATCTTGTTACAACAGGGTGGTCAGTTAAGAGATCAGTTTGCTTTGGCTGGTGTTGCTGGTTCCCAAATGGGTAGTATGCTTATCCAAGCTAGTAAAGCAATGGTAAGCAGTGTTAAAGATGTAGGTTTAGCTGTAGGTCAGGTATTTGTTGGTGCTATCACTGGTTCCGGTAAAGCTGTAGTTGATTTTGCAACTAAAATTACTGGTGCAAATATATTACTTGATGCATTCCGTGCTAAAATTATTGCAACAGCAGGTGAGAACAGTATTGCAATTAAAGCATTCGATATGCTTGGTAAAGGCATTGTTGCTATGGCTGGTGTTATTACATTCACCGCTATCGCATCTCTGGTAGCCTTCGGTGTAGCAATGTCTGATATAATCAAAGAGGAAAATGCTTTAAACCGTGCTTTGAATCTAACTGGTGCTGCAATGGGTATCAGTATGGGTGTTGCATATGATGCTGCTAAAGGTATGGAGCAATTAGGTGTCAGCACAGGTACTGCTCTAACTGTTCTTACTGAAATGGCTAAAGCTGGTGGCATGAGTGCAGATAGTCTAGAGATGGTTGCTACAACAGCTAAAGCCATGAAGACTGCCTTTGATATTCCAATTGCAGATACTGTTAAACAGTTCAAAGAATTGCAAGAAAAACCAACAGAATCCTTGACTAAGCTTGCTATCAAATTAGGTACAATTCCTCTTGAGATTCTAAAGCAAGTGGATGCTTATGAACGTGCTGGTAAGAGTATTGAAGCTGCTAAGTTAGCAACCGATACATATGCTAAAGCTGGTAAAGATGCTGCCGATAGAACAGTAGAAAACTTTGGTACAATTACAAGATTTGGTATTTATTTAAAATCTATTTGGGATAAAACTTGGGATTCAATTATGGGTATAGGTCGCACAGGTTCTGTTGCAGATCAATTACTTGAAGCAGAGTCAGAGTTAGAAAATAGAATTATGGCACAAGCGAAATTAGCAGGTGGACCTTTTAATAGAAAACTTGTTGATTCTGATACTGAAAAACTAAAAGAAAAAATTAGCAAACTTCGTGAACAACTTTCTGCCGAGCAAAAATTACAATCTGATAGAAAAGCCGCATCTGCTGACGCAACTAAGTTTGAAGATGATAAAAAGAAGCGTGATGAAGCTGCTGCTAAAGCTAATGCTGCTGCTAAAAAGTTGGAAGAAGATAGAGAAAATCTAATCAGACAAGTCACAGAAGCTTATATCTCTCAGACAGGGGCTTTAGATCATTTAAGTAAAAATGAAATTCTTCGTGACAAAATAATGTCAAGTAAAGAATATCAAAATCAGTCAAAACCAATACAAGAGTATGTTCTTGGTATTTTAAATGCAACAATTGCTAGTGAAAAATTAGTTGAAGCAGAAAAAGAAGCAGAGAAAGCTTTAGAACTAAAAAATAGATTGCTTGGTAAATCTGAAAATCTTGGTAAAGACTATTACAAAACTATTGATCTTATCAACAAGTATGCTAAAGAGGGTCGATTCGGTGCAGATGAAGTTCTACAACTAAAAGCTGCATTAGAAGCTACTACACCAGAAGCTAAGAGACTTGCTGCTGCTCAAGCTGAAAATGCTAAAGTAATGGCTGGTATTGCTGCTGATCGTGCTAACGTTGCTGCTGAATATGGTGGTGACTTTAAAACTGCTGATGAAAAAGCTGCAATTAAAAATCTATCTGATTATAAAAAGAAGATTTCAGAAGCAGATGCTGAATTAGATAAGCAATTATCTGCTGCAACAGAAGAAACTATCC